GCCACTCGTGCAGAGTGTTGGCCGCCTTGCCCTTGCCGATCGAGGTCATGAACGGGGTTTCCACCCCTGTTACCGCCCCGGCTCTTTATCCGAGGCTTCTCCGCATTACTGCGGAGGGCAGACTATCTCATCCCTTTCGGGCGGCGCGCTCGTGGAGGCATTACTGCCGTGGGCGTCCGAAGGCTCCTCCGTGCTTGGCCCGGTGCTTCCCTGAGCAAGTTTTGGAGCAAAACAGGTGGGGCTTCCCCACCGCGTCGCTCCATCGCTTGCTGATGAATGCACCGCACCAGTCGCAGGAACCGTTCCAGCGCCGGTAGGCTCGTCCTCTAGTCGTTAGACCTTCAACGGGCTTTCGCCCGAAGCTTGGCTCGGGATTGTCCTCGGCCTTACCCGGTCGGATGTTCCCCGAATTCACGCCGTTTGCGTTTAATGCAGTATGCACTTGCCAGTGACAGCGAAAACAGAGCGTCAGCCCGTTCGCCACATCCCATCGAATGTCCGAATGATCCCGGAACGATCTGATGTGATGCGCGTGAAGCTCAACGTCCGTCGCGCCGCAGTGTCTGCACGCCGCACCGTCCCGAGCGACCACCGCCCGAGCCCATGCGCCATGCTTGCCCCTCGCGCTTCGTCTCCGCGCCTCGGCCCGATAATTGGGATGCGCTTCGCCTTGTAAGCGAAAGCCGCCCTTATCGGCACAAGATTTGGAGCAGAATTTCTGCCGGCGAAATGTCGTAACCGGCTGACCGGGCCTTAGCCCGAACGCCCGCCCGCATTCGCCACAGACCTTCTCGCGCTCGCCGCCAGACCATCGGGGGTGGCTTTCGCCGACCCAATGCTCAGCCCGCCAAGCGCCGCGACACGCATAAGAGCAGAACCGAAAGGTGCCGGCTCTCGCCGGGATCACTTCCCTCGGTCCGCCACACTGTATGCAATGCACCGTCACCGACATGGGGCCCCTCCTGGAGCCCCATCATACTACATTAAAGGACCGAAACTCCAGTCGGCGAGATGTTGTAGATAACGTCGGTCAGGTCCTCGCGGATACCGACGCCCTGATAGGTCTGATAGGTTGCGTTGGGAATCGCCATTGCTGGGTCGCCTTACTTCATGCCGGCGAGGAAGATCGACGCTGCGTCTTCCACGCGGCCGGTTTTCCGCAGCTTCTGTTCGAGTGCCGTGCGCTTCTGGACACTGAGGGCGTCCGCATCGGTCGCCGCGCCGGGCTTCTGCACCTTCGGCAATGCGACGACGCGCTTTTCGACCTGGGGCTTGCTGGCCCGGAGCTTGTCGTACTGCGCGGCCTTCCAGGCGATCATCACCGCCCGGTGGTCCGACAGTCCGTCGACATCCTGCGGCTGATACCCGTTGGAGAGCAGATAGCTGCGAAGCTCGCTCCGTGCCTTCGGTCCCTTCTCGGGGTCGGCGAAGATGGGGAGCTTCTTGGTAAGCTGCTCGCTTTCGGTTTTCAGCGTCTCAAGGAACGTGGCCCGCTGCTTCTCAGCCTCGGCCTGCGCGATGGTCGCCTGCTCTCGCATGACGGCCGAGCGCTTGTCCTTCATGTCGCGGAAGTATTCCTTCCACTTCACGTACTCCGCAGGGTTCTCCTGAAGCCTGTTCCAGTCGACCTTGTCCTCAGTGACGACGATGGCGTCCAACTCTGCCTTGAGCGTGCTCAGGAAGTGGTTGGCCGCCTGAAGCTGCTGAGACTTCTGGCTTTCAAAAGCCTTCATCTCCTCGGCGTGCTTCATCGTCTTGCGGGTGTAGTCGGCCTCGCGCGAATAGCCTTTGCGAAGCTCGTCAAGCGTGACCTTCGCTGTCTCGCCACCCGGGAGGGTGACTTCGATCAGGTCGGGCTGCTCCTGAGCCTGCGCGGCTTCGGCGTCGGCGGTCTCTTCCGCAGACGTGTCCTCGGATGCCTGGGCTTCGCTCTCCACCGGCTGCGTGACGGCTTCGGGCTCTGCTTCGGCTGCGGCCTGCTTCTTCTCGGGCTCGGGTGTGCCGGCCTCGGCCGGTCCCGTGAGGAGCCCTTCGATCTGCAACGCCGCCTGGTTAAGCGTGATGCCTGCAGTTTCCGGCGATGCCGGGGTCGCTGCTTCTGACATGGAAACGTCCTTCTAAGGGATGGGGCGTCTCTCGACGCTCCGGGGTCCGCGACCTAGAGGCCGGCGGATGCAATCGCGCGCTTCAGCGTCTCCGCATCGACGCGCATGTCCTTGTTGTCACCGTCCGGGCAGACCATCCGCCCGTACCAATGGCCGCACCACTTGGCGATGTGCCAGTACATGTGATGCTGATAGCTCTCGGGCACGAACTCGATCACCTTGGTCCCCGTGCCCGCGAAAATCATGTTTGCGCAGCCGGCCCCATGGGGCATGACCGCGCATTCGGCCTCCTGGAACAGCGCCCGTTGCTCGGCAACGCTCATTCCGGTCAACAGGACGGCCTCGAAGCCGAGCGGCTTGAGCGCGTCCAGAACCTCGTTTTCGTTCGCCACGCGGCGCTCGGTCGCGTCGGCCCTGGATACCAGGATACGCCGCTTGCCGGGCTTCTCCGGGGCTCCCAATCGCTTGCGGAGCCACTGAATCTGCGCCTGCGACATGCCGACGTTGGCATAGAAGCTCGGCACGTACAGTTCGTCGAAGTAGACGTGGTTGTGAGGCAGGCTCTTGACCCGGCCCGGAGCGAAAATCTCGGCCAGTTCCTTCTGCCACGGCTTGTTCAGATCCCACACCACCGGGAGCGCGGCGATGTCGGGGTGCTTGTCGAGATACCAGAACCGCCCGCAGGTCTCCAAAAGCGTGTGCGCGTAGTTCTCGGCCCAGAAATGCCCGATCAGCACGCACGGAGACTTGACCCTTGCCTCGATCGGCGCGTCGTCCATCAGGTTGATGGTCGCCCTGCGCCCCTCGGGAAGCTCGAATGCGACCGTCTCGCCGATATGCGGGCCGATCCAGGCCCCATCATGGTAGCTGTCGCGGTCGCATATGCCCTCGGCGAGCACCAGATGCCATCTGTTGCGCCCTAGGGACGACCGGAGCACCGAAACCTTCTTGTGCTCGACCAGCATGGCCGGGCGATGCTTGAACCTGTCTCCGTCCGGCTGCCAGCCGAACTGATCGTATCCGTCGACGGCCGGGGGCGGGAGGTCGCCGTCGAGAAAGTCGGGCGGGATGATCGGGCTTTCGGCCCCCGCGCCCGCATACCCGACGACCTTTCCCCACATGTAGCCTTCGCGCCAGGCAAAGCCGCGCAAGTCCATGATGTCTCCTAAGGGCGGTTAGAAGATGCCGAACTTCTTCCGGCGCTCGATCTCGACAAGCTCCGCGTCGGCCAGCTTCCCGGCCTCGAATACCTGCTCGAGGTGGCTGCGGAACTTCTCAACCAGCTTGACCATGATCCAAAGCCGCTCACGGCCTTCGGCATCGCGGGCGGGCGACGCTTCCCAGGCTTTTACGTACTCAGACTTGATCGTCGTCAGCGCCTCTTGGACCAGATCGTTGTCCAGAAGCTCACGAGCGCGGACGCCTCGGGCGCGGTCACGCTCGATGGGATCGTCGGTCATACGGGCGCGGGCACCGTCAACGGTTGCGGGGCAAACGCACCCATGCGTGCCTTGATCTGCAACTCTTCCTGCTTCAGCTGGAAGTCGAGCATCATCTTTTCGCGGGCGAGCTGCATGTCGCCCTGCATCTTGGCCTGCTGTATCTGAAGGTCGTTCTGCGCCTTCGCCTGATCGCCCTGGATCTGCGCCTGGACCTTCTGCATCTCGAGATCGGGCTTGGGCGGCTGCGGCGGGGCCTTCGACGGGTCGGTGAAGTAGCGATCCTCGGACTTTAGGCCCGAGTTTTTCACGATGTCCGAGGCGGCGTTGTAGATGTTGACCGGGGAAACCATCGTGTTCAGCCCGCCGGACTGCACGATCTTCTCCTGTAGCTGCATGATCGCCATGATGTGGGCGAGCATCTGGTCCTTGTTGCCCGTGCCCAGCCCGACAGAGACCGTCATGTCCATGCCGGTGTTCCACTCGCGCGGGTCCATCGGCACCCACTCGTTCCGCAAGCGGACGATGCGCGACTTCTGCTGGTGCTTGGCGACCAGCCGGAGGATGCCCCGGAACAGGTCCTTGACCCCCGTCTCGGCGAACACCCGCGCGATCATCTCGATGCGCTCCTGCGCAGCCGAGAAGATGCGATTGACGCCCGTCGCGGTCTTGTTGAGCGAGTCCGCCTCAAGGCCCTGGTTGTACCGGGTCACGCCGGTACGGGTTTCACGAACGGAGTCGATGTACTCGATAGCCTGCAGGGCGGGAGCCAGCATGGGCTGTGTGACCAGCGGCTCGACCGCCCCTTGGCTCTTGGCGCGGACGACCCCGCCCGGGCGCCGCGTCAAGAGGTCGTCCAGATTAACCTGCCCCTCGATGATGACCGTCTGCGGCGCATTCACGAGGTACATATTGTCGAGCAACTGGCGCTGAAGCGTCGACTTGATGAGCTGCAGATCCATCACGAGGTCTGCAAGGGAGCGGCCGATCAGCTTGTGCGGCGTGCGGATCGGGCAGAGGAAATAGAACGGCGCGTCTTCAATCGGCTCGTTGTCGAGGATGGTCGAGCTATCCCCAGGGCCGGCAACGGTGATCTTGCGGAGTTCCGCCTTCCCGTCCCCGTCGTAGTCGACGCGGATATAGGCTTCCGTCACCCACACCCACTCGCTCGTTTTGTCGAGCGTGTCGTTGTAGGCGTCCATCGGACGGTCTTCGTCCTTGCGGCGGGTCAGCGACTCCCAATTAAGGTACGTGTCGTCCGTGATCGGGATGTCGTCCACGATCTTAGGGTCGTAGCCCTCTTCCTTGAGCTTGGTCCGCGTGGTGCGCTTGCGATGGCCCATCATGCGGGCGTCCGTGCGGTCACGGGCGCCGGGGGAAACGATGAATTCCTCGGGCGGGATGGCGACCACCCGAACCGAGCCTTGGCGCGAGGTACGCTTGAGCTTCACGTCATGCAGCATCGGGCCGGGCTGCGGCTGCTGGGGCGCCTCGGCCGGCGGCTGGCCTGGCTGCTGCCCCGGCTCGCCCTGCGGCTGCATCTGCTGGGGCGGCGGCTGATAGTTCGGGTCCGGGTACTGCGAATGCTCGACCGGCTCGACCTCGGGGTCCTGCAGAAGCTGCTGCAGCTCCAGGTCGGTCAGGCCCTGGTAGGTTTCCTCGGTGACATCCTCGGACTCGTCCCACCACGCCTTGACGGCGCCGAGCTTCTGCAGGAGAGCGTCCTTGATCCAGTCGTACAGGATCAGGAAGCCCTCGTTGTCGCGGGTGAAGATCCAGTTGCAGTAATCGGTGGCCTGCTGGGCGGACTGCTCGTCCTCCGGGCCCTGCGGCTCGAACTTCACCACGTCGTCGCCTGCGGTGAAGATCTTCATGATCGAGGGCATGACGCTTTCGATCACGTCGGCAACGTCGGTAGAAACGACCTGCGAGCGCCCCTCGATCTCGTTACCGAAGGGGCGGCCGTAGTAGTAGTTAAGGGCCTTCTCGCGCTCGACAGCGATGGTTCCGCCCACATAGCCGATCGCGCGGCGAACCTCGTTCGCGACGATGGCCTTGAGGGTGGACTCGTCCATCTTAGCCATTCGGCTTTGCGTCCTTGAGCTTGAGCGTGGGGCGCTGCGCTTCGAGGGCGGTCACGCGCTGCTGCAGGTCCATCCGGCGCTCCGTCTCAGCGTCCACGTGGGCCTGCAGCACTTCGATCTGCTCGCGAAGCTGCTGGTTCTGGGACCACAGCTTCAATGACCGCTCGTGCGCCTCTGAAAGCATCTGGCGCTCGGCGAAGGTCATGTCATCCAATACCATTCCGGCGACGCCGAATTGCTTTGGTCAGGACGCTTAGGCCAGCAAGCGATGAGGAGCCACACGACAGGCGCGGCGAGGATCAGTGCGCCGATGATCTGGTCGAAGGTCATACGTACACCCCGGTCTCGACGTACTTGATCGGCTTGGCCCACGAGCCCGAGGGCTCGGCGTAGTCGCAGCACATCAGGCCGTAGGCATCGGCAGCATGGCTCGACCAGTCGTGTTCAGGCCCGAGCCCGCTGTTTCGCTCTTCGTCGCGCTTCTCGTGGTAGTAGCCCAGGGCCTCGCGCCCCGGCTCGGTAGGCGCTTCGTTGAACCACACGCGCGGGAACCAGCGGCGGGCCGCCTCGATGCGCTGCGCCGCCGCACCCGATCCCTG